ATGACGGGTAAAGTGGTTACAGCTTCTACCAATCCCGGCAGTGGTCCAGATCACAGCGACGCCGGAACAGTCAATATGGCTGTAGGTAACGTTTATCGTCGTGCGCAGCCAGCAGCTAAAACATCTGGCATCAAAATGCGTGGCGCAGGCGCAGCGACTAAAGGCGTAATGTCGAGAGGCCCGATGGCATGAACTACACCCAGCTTGTCACGCAGGTAGGCGACTACTGCGAGAATTCTTTCCCAACTGACAATATGAATACGTTCATTCGTCAGGCGGAGCAGCGCATCTATAACACGGCGCAACCTGCTAATTTAAGAAAGAACGTGACAGGCGCTTTAAGTTCTGGTAACAAGTATTTGGGGTGCCCATCTGACTTTCTGTCGGCATATAGCTTAGCCATATACCCAGCATCTGGTACAGGTGATTTTCTGTATCTGCTAAACAAAGATGTGAACTTCATGCGTGAAGCATATCCAAATCCAGCAACTACAGGTAAGCCCAAACACTATGCAATCTTTGGGCCGCAATCTAATGATGTAAATGAGTTGGCGTTTATTGTTGGCCCTACGCCCGATGCTGCGTATATGGCGGAGCTTCACTACTACTACTATCCTGAGTCAATTGTGACCTCAAATACGTCTTGGCTTGGTGATAACTTTGATTCTGTTTTGCTGTACGGCACTATCTGTGAAGCACTTGTGTACATGAAGGGTGACCAAGGTATGGTTCAGCTTGCACAGGAGCGTTATGTTCAAGCAATTGCTCTGTATAAAAATCTGGCTGATGGTAAGCAACGTATGGATGCTTATCGCGATGGTCAAGTAAGAACGGCGGTATCATGAGTATTCTTCAAACGGCCACAACAAGTTTTAAAGTGCAACTGCTTCAAGCAGTCCATAACTTTGGCCCTACATCGCCTAATACGTTTAAAGTTGCGCTGTTCACAGGTGCAGCCAATCTCAGCGCCTCGACCACGGCTTATACAGTAGGTATGACTGGTGAAGTATCCGGCACTGGCTACACGGCGGGCGGGAATACTTTGGTGATTTCTACATCGCCAACATCCGGTAACAACTCTGCTAACATTCCAACAGCGTTTGTTTCGTTTAACAACTCAACTTGGACAAACGCATCGTTTACTGCGCGTGGCGCACTGATATATAACGACTCTGTTGCAGGTGATCCATCTGTCGCTGTGTTGGACTTTGGTGCAGACAAGACGGTAAACAACGACACGTTCCAAATTATTTTCCCAACCCCCGATGCAAACAGCGCCATCGTGCGTATCTCGTAAGGATTAAACATGAGCACAGAAATTTCAAAAGCCCAAGACGCGGTATCTGCAGCATTAGTTGCGCGTCCCAACGGCGCAGAGCGTGTGGGCGCAGGCGGTGTTTTTACAGTGACTTGCCACGGCCCTGATGGTCAATTTAAGTGGACTGATACCTTTCATAACTTGGTTGTGAACGAAGGTTTGCAGGACATGAATACCAAATATTTCCAAGGCTCAGGCTATACCGCTGCGTGGTACTTGGGCTTAGTGCAAGGCCCCGGTTCAGGCACTACGTACGCCGCCGATAATACTTTGGCTGTTCACGCAGGTTGGACTGAGTTGGTTCCCGGCACGGCTTACACGGGCAACCGTAAGGCGGTTACATTTGGTACAGCCACTACTGCTGACCCTTCAGTGATTTCAAACTCTGCGTCACCCTCGTCGTTTTCTATGTTGGTTAACGCCACTGTGGTGGCTGGCGCGTTGTTGACAAACGCAGCCTCTGGTACGTCAGGTGTTTTGTTTTCTGCTGGTGACTTCACTGGTGGTGACAAGACGGTGGATAACGGCGACACATTAGCGGTTACGTATCAATTCTCGTTAGACGCAGCTTAAGGATGCGTGGTGTTTGGTGATGTTACATTTGCCCAAGCACCCTTTGCCGCTCTAGGCGGTAATACGTATAGCTTCGCCGTTTCTGAAAGCGCTGTAGCTTTGGCGTCTATGGATGCCGAAACCGTATTAGGCGGTATTGCGGCGGAAGCTGCTGCGGCCACCGACACGGTGTTTAATGCAAATAACATTTTACGGGCTACCGACAGTGAAACAGCTACCGCCACGTCTACACAAGTAGCGCGTACGGATGTGCTGGCACAGATAGCCGAAATTGCAACGGCAGCAGATACTCAAACGGCGCTTGCAAGTGTTTTTGCGGCCCTATCGGAAAGTGCGTCAGGAACCGCGTTTTTTAGTGTAAGTGCTAGTGTTTTGGCGGCCATATCTGAATTGGCCACAGCTTTAGATGCGTCTAGTGCGACTATAGTTTTTGCTGCCGTGGTCAGCGAAGGGGCTACCGGTACCGATACCCAAACAGCGCAAGTTGCGTTTAATGGCACAGTAGCGGAATTAGCCAATGCATCAGATTCTTTAAGTGCTACCGCCACCATCAATGCAAACGTAACAGGTATTCAGCTTTACGTATTGATTGGTGACGTACTTGTTTGGGGCTCTATTGATGACAACCAGAACCCAAACTGGCAAAATATAGGGAACACTCAATCTCCCGCATGGTCGGTTATTGACGACACGCAGTCACCCGGTTGGACTAACCTACCGTCGTAAGGAATAAAAATGGCTCTCGTACTAAAAGATCGGGTTAAAGAAACCTCTACAACGGCGGGTACGGGCACGATTACGCTTGCTGGCGCGGTAGCGGGCTTTCAATCTTTTGCGGCAGTAGGTAACGCTAACACAACCTATTACGCTATTGCTGACGCTGTTACGGGCGCGTGGGAAGTAGGTATTGGTACGTACACAGCTTCTGGCACTACGCTGTCTCGTGATACGGTTTTGTCCTCAAGTAATAGCGGATCGCTTGTTAATTTTGCGGCTAACACTAAAGACGTATTTGTAACGTATCCCTCTGAAAAGGCTGTTTACGAAGATGCTGCTGGAGTCGTAGTCCAAACGTCTTTTGGTGCAATTACTGCCACTTCTGCGGCTTTGACTACAGGCACGGTATCAACCACCCCCGCTTCCAACACAGATATTGCCAACAAACAGTACGTAGATGGTTTGGTTACACAGGGTATTTCATACCATGAGCCGGTTTTTGTTGAGTCACCAAACACCACAGGCAATCTAAACGCCACATACAACAACGGCTCGTCCGGTGTAGGCGCTACGTTGACCAATGCAGGTACGCAAGTTGCGTTGACTATTGACGGCGTGTTGATGACTGTCAATAAGCGGGTGTTGATTTACAACCAGACCAATCAGTTTGAAAACGGCGTCTACACGGTTACGACTGTTGGTGACGGCTCAACAAACTGGGTGCTGACTCGTTCTACAGACGCGGATACTTACGGTGTTCGTGACCCCGATTCGCTGGGCTACAACGATGCGTTTTTCGTTACCAACGGTAACACTGGCGCGGGCGAGACGTATGTAGTTACAACGACTGGCGTTATTACTTTTGGCACAACAAACATTACGTTTGCTCAGATTAGCTCTGCACAGGTCTATAACGCTGGCACGGGTCTGAACCTTTCACCAGCAACTACGTTTAACATTTCTAATACGGGCGTATCAGCCAATACATACGGCTCTGCGTCTGCGGTTCCTGTGTTTGCCGTTAACGCCCAAGGCCAGCTTACTTCTGTAACCAATACAAGTATTGCCATCAACGGCTCTGCGGTGTCGGGCAACATCTCTGGATCGGCTGGGTCTGTGGCGAATGCGCTGACGTTGGGTACATACCTGACGGGCACAAGTTTTAACGGCTCTGCTGCTGTAACAGCAACCGTTGACGCAACTTCGGCAAACACCGCCTCCAAAGTTGTGGCTCGTGATTCTTCTGGCGATTTCTCCGCCGGGACAATTACGGCGACGCTAAGCGGGTCATCTACTAGCGCAACAACCGCAACTAACTTGGCTGGCGGTGCGGCTAATCAAATTCCGTATCAAACTTCCGCTGGAACAACAGCGTTTACTACGGCGGCGTCCGGCACTAACTACGTGCTGAACTTTAACGGTTCTGCGTTTACATGGGTGTCAGGAACAATCTCTGGTGTGGCTTTGGGTTCTAATTTGAACGCCTTGACCGCCGGTACTTATTTGACAAGCGCCGGTACATACGACGGTGCAACTGCGCGTACTTTTGCGGTAGACGCTACGGATGCTAATACAGCATCCAAGGTTGTAGCCCGAGATGCGTCAGGAAACTTTAGCGCCGGTACGATTACAGCCACGTTGAGTGGCAACGCTTCTACTGCGACGTCTGCTACGAGTGCTACTACCGCCACAAATTTGGCTGGGGGCGCAGCAAGTCAAATTCCATATCAGACAGGGTCTGGCGCAACAGCATTTATTGCTAACGGAACAAGCGGTCAAGTGTTGACTTCTAATGGAACAAGTGTCCCCTCTTGGCAAACATCCGCAGCCGCAGCAAAAGGTTTTGCTGTTGGAATGTCTTTAGTCTTCGGACGATAATGGAGAAACAATGACTTCACCTACCGCACTTCTTGGCCTTGCACTACCCGTACAGGGCGACCTGTCTGGTACATGGGGCGATACTGTTAACGACTCCATTACATCTTTGTTAGATTCGGCTGTTGCAGGTGTAACCACACTCAGCGCTGATACAGATGTTACGTTGACCACAACCGATTACGTAGCGAATCAAGCACGGCAAGCCATTATTCGGTGGACGGCAAGTAACGGCGCTACAACTAGAAACGTCACAGCCCCTGCTAAAAGTAAAACATACGTAGTCATCAACGCCGGTACTGGTTCTATTGTGTTTCGTGGCGCTGGGCCAACGGCTGGTGTAACGATTACTTCCGGTGAAAAATGCGTCGTAGCTTGGAGCGACACAGACTTTGTAAAAGTGGCGTCTTCTACCGGGGGTGTAACTTCTGTAAGCGTTGTTTCAGCTAATGGCTTTGCAGGTACGGTGGCAACATCTACAACTACCCCGGCCATCACGGTTTCTACAAGTATCACAGGTGTGCTGAAAGGTAACGGGACTGCAATCTCAGCAGCCACTGCGGGTACGGATTATTTAGCACCCCCATCTGGTACGGCTATCCTAAAAGCTAACTCTGGCGGCGCACTTGCAAACGCTACTGCGGGTACGGACTATGTAACCCCAACGGGCACAGAAA